AAGGCTTTTATGGCAAATTATTTAGGATTGCAAGCCACTTCAGCAGCAGCCAAGCCAGTGAGCTCTAAGGGGGCACGCCTGGGAGGTAGCCGCCGCACAACCAACGCCGCCGCACCCAAAAACACCACAGCCAACCGAACCGGCCAAAGCAAGACGCTAAATAAGTTCAATAGCCGTCCAGTTGGCACAATGGTCGCCGGTAAAGGCATTAATTTGGTGCCGAGCACTAAGCGTGTTCCACTTGATATCCAAGGAAAAGCCAGCGATCAGGCCTTTGCTCGCATGGCGACAAAAGCGGCCAGGGTTCGTGCGGCAGCTCCAGCAAAAGCCGCAGCAAAGCAAACAACCGCTCAGCGTGCATCGCGTGCAGCCAGCAATCAAAAGCGAGTGATTGCCAGTATTCAAGCAAAAGGCGGCCGCCGCCCAACGCCAAGCCGTAAGCAAAGGCGCAGTCTTATGACTAGCGAAGCAGCAAAAAGGTTTTATGCCACACGCGCTATTGACACGCTTAAGGTAAACGTTAAAAAACCAGGCTTCCGCTTACCTCGTGGGATGCGCTAAGCTCCAACCGACACCACGTCACACCATGGAAGACTTTCTTGCTGCAGTCGCTCAGGCCATGAACGACTCTGAGCTATCAGCCGCTGAACTGATCGGCTGCCTTGAGATCGTTAAGGCTGAGCTGCTTGAAACTATTTTCGAGGATGCTGATGAAGCCTGAAATTACCGCTGTCGGCAGGTTGCTTAAACCCAAAGGCGACGAGCCGCGCATCCTGCATAGGATCGCTGTTCAGCCTGACGGCAGCGTTAAGACAACTGTCCGCAAGGTTTTGTGAGCATCGTCAGCGGCATCTGCGAGCCGGTGCCGCTGCTTGCGTTCATGCAGCAGCAGACGCCAGAGGACACAGGCGATCTGGTTGCACGCATCCGAGCTGACCTGCACCCTGGGCAGCTTGCGTTTGTGGATGACACCGCAACGCAGATCCTTGGCATAAGTGCTGGTTATGGCGCCGGCAAGACCCGGGCACTATGCGCTAAGGCGGTGATGCTGGCGGCAGTAAACCAGGGCTTTATCGGCTGCGTGATGGAGCCGACTGGACCGCTGATCCGGGACATCTGGCAGACGGACTTCGAGGCATTTCTAGAGGCGTATGACATCCCGTACACCTTCCGCGCTAGCCCGCTGCCGGAGTACATGCTGCACCTGCCGGGCGGCGATACCAAGATCCTGTGCCGCAGCTTTGAAAACTGGAGCCGCATCATCGGCTTGAACCTTGCTTGGGTGTTGGCGGATGAGATCGACACGGTGACGCCAAGCATTGCCAATAAGGCATTCCCAAAGATCCTCGGCCGCTTGCGCTCTGGCAACGTCCGGCAATTTGGCGCTGCATCAACGCCGGAGGGGTTCCGGTGGATGTGGAACACGTTCGGCAGCGATGAGGCCAAAGCCAGGCCAGACCGGCATCTAATCAAGATGCGCACGGCGGACAACCCGCACCTGCCACCGGACTTCATCGAGCGGCTAGAGGCAAACTATGACCCAAGCCTGCTGCGGGCGTACCTCGACGGCGAGTTCGTCAACCTGACAACCGGGCAGGTGTATGACAGGTTCGACCGGGCCAAGCATGTCACGGCCACGGTGCCCGACATCAGCCGCGAGCCGGTGCGTGTTGGCATCGACTTCAACGTGGGCAACATGTCCGCTGTGATCGCCGTCCGGCTTGGCAGTGGCCTGCTAGTCATCGACGAGATCGCAGGTGCGCATGACACCGACGCCTTGGCGCAAGAAATCCGCAGGCGGCACCCGCAGCAGCAGGTGTACATCTACCCCGACGCAAGCGGTGGTAGCCGCAGCACCAACGCAAGCCAGACCGACATTCAGATCTTGGAGTCCTATGGCATGTCGAACCAGTCACCACGGAGCAACCCTCCCGTCCGTGATCGGGTGGCAGCGGTGCAGGCACTGCTGGAGAACGGCAAAGGGCAGGTGCGGCTACAGGTAGCGCAAGGCTGCAAGCGTGTCATCGAGTGCCTTGAGCTGCAGTGCTACAGCGACAAAGGCGAACCTGACAAGGATGCAGGGTTCGATCACATGAACGACGCGCTCGGGTACCTGGTGTGGCGTGAGTTCAACCCGCTGCACGCTGGCGCTGGCCGCGGCACTGGCGTCAGGCTCTACTAGGGTTGACCACGGCGGCGCTAGGTGGTATCTTGTGCTCACGGCCGACGAGGCCGACCCTTTACCATTCCAACCATGATCAACAATCGTTTCGTGAATGCCGTTGCAGCAATCGTGCTGCTGGCAATGGTGTACGTCGCTGGTCAAGACAGCGGCTACAAGGCACACCACAACCACCCCGCGTGCCATCAGAACCTGAAACCTTAGACTGACGGCACTGTTAATGGCGGTGCCGCTGTGTATACCGGCTTTAATTTTTATGACCGGCCGCTAGCGCAGCGCACCGTCTCCAAAGTCAACGACCCTAATACGTCTTGGTACGCCCAAGAGCCGCATTGGATCCTGATTGAGGACCTGCTGCAAGGCACTTATGGGATGCGTAAAAAGCATCGCCGGTATCTGCCGCAAGAGCCACGCGAGCTAGACGAGTCCTATGACAACCGCCTAGCCCGTAGCGTATGTCCGCCGTATTACATCCGCCTTGAGCGGATGCTGGCCGGGATGCTAACCCGCAAGCCGGTGCGGTTGGATGACACCGCCGACGTGATCCGCGAGCAACTGTTCGACGTAGACCTGCAAGGTAATGACCTCAATGTTTGGACCTATGAAGCAGCCCGCAAAATGGTCAGGTATGGCCACATTGGTACATTGGTGGATGCACCAGCTAATGGGGGTAGACCCTATTGGGTGACCTACACACCTCGGCAGATCCTTGGCTGGCGCACCGAGACGCAAGAAGGCAGGCAGGTGCTGACGCAGCTCAGGCTGGCTGAGGTGGTCACAGTGCCAGATGGTGAGTTTGGCGAGAAGGCAGTCGAGCAGATCCGTGTGCTGACGCCTGGTGAGTACCGCATCCACCGCAAGCAGGACAGCGGTGAGTTCACCGTCGTCGATGAAGGCCGCACCAGCCTTAGCCAGATCCCGTTCAGCATCGCTTACGCGCAGCGGCATGGCTTCATGGAGTCACGTCCGCCGCTTGAGGATATCGCAGAGTTGAACCTCAAGACCTACCAGATCCAGTCCGACCTCGACAACATCCTCCACGTATCCTGCGTGCCGATGCTGGCGTTCTACGGGTTCCCGTCCAGCGCCGAAGAGGTATCAGCCGGGCCGGGCGAAGCGATCGCGTTTCCAGCCGAAGGCCGCGCTGAGTACATCGAACCGCAAGGCCGCAGCTTTGACTTTCAATTCCGCAGGCTTGAGCAGCTTGCGTTGCAGATCAACGAGCTAGGCCTGTCGGCCGTGCTGGGCCAGAAGCTAAGCGCCGAGACCGCCGAGGCCAAGCGCATCGACCGCAGCCAAGGCGACAGCACCATGATGGTGATTGCGCAGAATATGCAGGACATGATCGACAACTGCCTGCAGTGGCACGCGCAGTACCTCGGCAATGCAACCGCCGCCGGTAGCGCCTACGTCAACCGCGACTTCCTCGGCGCACGCCTTGAGCCGCAGGACATCCAGGCTCTGCTGTCGCTTTACACCGCTGGCACCATCAGCCAAGAAACACTGCTGACCGAACTTGCCGAAGGCGATGTGCTGGGCGATAACTTTGATGTAGACGAGGAGCTGGAGGCCACATCCAATGCGGGGCTTGATCTACCGTCTGCTGGACAAGCTGACAGACTGGCTGGTGGACCTGATGATCTGGATGGAGCCGAAGAAGCCCAGGAAGCAGGAACTTGATTACACCATGTGCAAACTGCCAGATGAAGTGCTGGCGGTGATACGACTGACGTGGTACAAAGACGGCAAAGCCGATGAAGTGGACGAGCTGCGCATTATGGAAGACGGCCAGAACGGTTACGACGCCTTCGCTGCAGCGGTGCAGGGTGCATTAAAGCGCGGCGCTAATGTCAGCATCCGGTCTGAGTACAAACCACAAGACCTGGGCATTGTCTGATGGAAGCGTTATACCGCAATGCCATTGACCTGAACCGCTTTAGCAATAGCGTTGCGCGGCGGATCATCAATGCTTACAACGACATCATCATCGACAGCGTTAACCAACTGCGCACGATCGACGACCTAGCCGCACCGGTCAAGGCTGCCAGGCTGCGTGGCATTTTGGCGCAACTCAAGGACTCGCTTGCAACTTGGGCAGGCGACAGCACAGAGCTGACGGCAAGGGAACTGCAAGGCATCGCTGAGCTGCAGTCTGAGTTCGTAGCAGATCAGCTACGCAAGGCGCTACCGGCTGGCGCTCGTGACGCCGTAAACACCGTAGAGATCAGCCCGCAATTTGCGCAATCGGTCGTCACGACCGACCCGACGCAACTCAACGTGGTAGCGCTATCGGATGACCTGTTCAAGTCGGTCTATGGCGCAGAGGCACTGGCTCAACAAGCCGGTACTGGCGTATTCAATCTGACCGCTGCCAAGGGCGCAACAATCACGCTGCCCAATGGCGAGACAGTTACCAAGGCATTCAGGGGCATCGCCGTCGATCAGGCAGAGCGGTTCAGTCAGGTGGTGCGGCAAGGGCTGCTGACCGGCGAACCCACGCCTGCCATTGCTAAGCGGCTGATCGGCAGCTTAGAAGGCAGCGGCCAACGTTTAGTGTTTGGTCAAGCACCACCAAGAATCAGCAAGACACTTCAAAAGATCATTGCCGCTGGTGGTGAAATGACATCTGTGACCAATAGCCAAGTGCTCACTCTGGTGCGCACCAGCATTAACCAAGTGGCCAACAGCGCCAGTCAGCAGGTGTATGAAGCCAATCAAGACATCACCAAGAAATACAGGTACGTCGCCACGCTGGACACGCGCACCAGCGCAATCTGCCGGGCGTTGGACGGCAAGACGTTTGAATATGGCAAAGGCCCGACACCACCGCAGCACTTCAACTGCCGCAGCACAACCATTCCGGTCATTGACTACGACGAACTAGGTTTCACGCCGCCACCAGCAGGCACCCGTGCTAGCCAGGGGGGACAGGTGCCTGCGAATGAATCCTACGGGCAGTGGCTGGCTAAGCAAGACCTGCCGACTAAGGCAAAAGCGCTTGGCGCTGGCAAGGTTGCCTACTTTGACAAGCTGTCAGAAAAGTACGGACCGCAGAACGCGCTAGCCAAGCTGGTGCGTGACGACGGGTCGGAGCTAACCTTGGAGCATCTCCGCGCTCGGTACGGTGCCCCTGAAAAAAGGTAGTTCACAAAAGACCATTTCAGCCAACATCAAGACTGAGATGAAAGCAGGCAAACCGCAAAAGCAAGCCGTCGCCATCGCTCTGTCCAAAGCTGGCAAGTCCCGCAAGCCAAAGGGCAAGAAGTGATGGCAAAGAAACCTGGCCTTTATGCCAATATCCGCGCCAAGCGCGAGCGGATTGAATCTGGCAGCGACGAACGCATGGCGCGCAAGGGCGAGAAGGGCCGTCCAACGGCTGCCGCATTTAAGGCAGCCGCTAAGACTGCCAAAAAGCGAAAACCAAAGCGATGATCACCTATCGCGGCGAGCAGTTTGAGGGTTACAACAAACCCAAGCGCACGCCAAACCATCCGACCAAATCCCATGCGGTGCTGGCCAAAGAAGGCGACACCGTGAAGCTGATCAGGTTCGGTCAGCAGGGCGTGTCTGGCTCACCAGCACGAAAAGGAGAATCGGCAGCAGACAAAGCAAGACGGGCATCATTCAAAGCAAGGCACGCCAGTAACATTGCCCGTGGGAAGATGTCTCCGGCATACTGGGCGGACAAGACGAAGTGGTGACACGCTCCTGCGCGTGAATCCAATCCTTCAACTCCGCTACATACCACCGCAGGTTTTGTGCCTTGGCGGCGTGCCATCCGTTGCCGGTGCTGCGGTACAGCTCCTCATGCCGGTCCACTGCATCAAGGCACTGCTTAATCAGCGGGTTCCACGGTTCCCGCACAGGTGTGTCCCATTCACGCTTTGACACGATCACACCGCGCCATTACGATGGCAGCGTAATTAAGCCTGCGGCTTATCCATGTCTGATGAAACACAAACCCCAGAGCCTGCGGCTACTGAGGTTGACTTGCAACGCAGTGTTGAAGCACTGGAGCGCAAAAACCAAGAGCTGATTGCTGAGCTGCGCGCAGCAAAAT